TCCTCTCAGTCCTCAAGAACCGCTGGTCGGGTCAGACAGGCTGGGCTGGCAACATTCAATTCAACAGAGACACAGGCCGATTGGTCGAGCAAGGGAGCGAGTTCTAATGACACTTAAAGATAACTGGAGAAAGTTCCACAACGAAAACCCAGAGGTTTATGAGCTGGTTGAGCGTTTTACTTTTGATTCAATTAGAGCTGGTCGCAAGCACTTTGCCATAAACGCTATCTTCGAGAGAATACGTTGGTACACCGCAGTTGAGACCCGTGGTGAGCCTTTCAAGCTAAGTAACAATCACCGTCCATATTACGCCAGACACTTTATGGAAATGAACCCTAAGTACAAGGGCTTCTTCCGCACTAATCGCGTACCTACAGACATACCAGACCAGCATGGTTTTGATTTCATGGATAGGAGAGCTTCATGACACATCCAATGACACTTGATGGATACCAGCTACAAGCTGAGACAACCTTTATTGTTGAGGAAAGCAAGATCGAATACCTAGCTCTTGGCCTAGCCTCGGAAGCTGGTGAGGTCTGTGACAAGCTCAAGAAGCATTTGCGTGACGAAGGTGAGCCACTAGCAGACATGGACTACGAGAAACGCCTAGCAGTCATGAAGGAGTGCGGTGATGTCTTGTGGTACTTGGCAAACATAGCAGCTCAGTTCCAGTTCGACCTCAGTAGCGTTGCGGAGATGAACCTTCGCAAACTAGACAGACGTATGCAGTTGGACCTCATCCAAGGCTCAGGTGACAACAGATGAGGCGGCTGTTCTTTGACTTGGAGACTGACGGGTTAGACCCTGATGTTATCCACTGTATCGCGGTTGGCGAAGAAGGCCATCCAGTCTGGAGCTATGGCCCTGATCAGATCAAAGAGGGCTTGGAGATGCTCTGTGAGGCTGACGAACTTATAGCCCACAATGGTATTGGCTACGACTTCAAGGTTATCAAGAAGCTCTATCCTAGCTGGCATTTCGAGGGTAAGCGCACAGACACCCTAGTTCTGTCGAGGCTCATACGAGCTGACCTAAAGAACGAGGACTTCACCTATAACTGGTCTACCGAGATCATGCCCAAGAAGCTCTTTGGTTCTCATAGCCTCAAGGCTTGGGGCATGAGACTACAAAGTAAGCTCGGTGGTGACTTCTTAAAAGGCGACTACGATGCTGGCTGGGAACACTGGTCACAGGAGATGCAAGACTACTGTGAACAGGATGTTCGAGTGGCTATGGCTCTTTATAAGTTCCTCAAAGTGGATCAGTGGCCTGACGAAGCTCTGGACATGGCTCATGAGATCAGTGAGGTAGCTGAGAACATTGGTAACGCTGGCTGGACTTTCGATGAGGCCAAGGCTGGCAAGTTATATGCCGAGCTATGCACAAGGCGTGAAGAGCTTGACCATGAACTCCAAGACCTGTTCGAGCCTTGGGAAGTTCATGAGACAATCATCCCAAAGCGCAACAACAAGACCTTGGGTTACATCGAGGGTGAGCCATTCACCAAGACGACTGTGGTCAACTTCAACCACAACTCGCGTAGACACATAGAGTTCTGCCTGACCAAGAAATACGGTTGGAAGCCTTCTAAGAAGACCCCACAAGGTCACGCTATCATTGATGACGTTGTGCTTGGTGAGCTTGATTATCCAGAAGCCAAGAAGCTGTCTGAGCTGTTCTTGATACAGAAGCGAATAGGCCAGCTTGCAGAAGGACCACAGGCTTGGATGAAGAAGGTAGATGGTGACGGTAAGTTGCGTCACAGGATCATTTGCCCAAGCACACGGACTCTACGCTGTACACATATTAAGCCAAATCTAAGTCAGGTTCCGGCAGTGCGCCTTCCCTACGGTCAGCAGTGCCGCGAGTTGTTCACTGTGCCTAGTGGATACCAACTTGTTGGGTCTGACTTATCGGGAATCGAGATACGCCTCTTTGCCCATTTCCTTGCAGCTTACGATGGTGGTGATTATGCGAAGGTCATTCTTGAGTCCGACATACACAGCTACAATCAGAAGGCAACGGGACTTGCTACGAGAGACCAAGCGAAATCGTGGCTCTATAGTACGCTCTACGGGGCAGGAGATGCCAAAGTCGGTTCCCTCATTGGCAAAGGAGCCAAAGAAGGAAAGCGACTAAAAGAGAACTTCATCTCCCAAGTGCCAGCTTACGGCATCCTAAAGAACAAGGTCGAAGAAGCCTCTGAGAAGGGCTTTATCACCTCGCTTGGTGGCAACCGTATCAAGGTCAACTCAACTCACACTGCTTTGAACAGTTTGTTGCAATCAGCATCAAGCGCAATCAGCAGCAAGTGGGTTGTCCTCATAGCTAACGAAATCAAGAAACAGAACCTCGATGTCACGATCCTCGGTTGGATACATGACGAAGTACAGATGGCAGTCAAAGGAGACCCAGATCATGTCGGTAATATCGCTAGACGATGCGCGGAAGAAGCTGGCAAAGCGTTTGAAATCAGACTCCCCATCGAAGCTGAATACTCCGTGGGACGAACATGGGCAGACACCCACTGAGCTTGATGAGAACACTGAGATAGCCCTGCTTGCTATGTATGAAGTCTTAATTGAGTCATGGGCAGGTGGGTTCACAACAAAGTCTAAGTTTGCCCGTGAAGCAGCGAACATAATTGCTGTTGCAGCAACAGAAGGCTTGATCACCACACGCCTCGAAGAAGAAGTCTGGGGTAATCGCTGGATGATCACAGAAAAGGGTATGCAATTCATGAAGGAGATACATGACGATGTTATTAGTTGATGCTGACTTATACTTATACCGCTGCACAGCAGCCACAGAGCAAGAGATATGCTGGGATGAAGACGATGGATCAAATGTCTGGTCACTTGACACTGACCTAAAGCTGGCAAAGGAATTGTTCTTTGACCAGATGGATACGTTTAAAGAGACACTACATGATGATCGCATTATTCTCTGCCTCACATCTAAAAAGAACTTCAGAAGAGATGTAGACCCTCGATACAAGAACAACCGCGTGAAGATCAGAAAACCTCTTGGTTATCTGGCGATGGTTGATTGGGCAAAGCACCACTTTAGTACAGTCAGTCTGGAAGGTCTCGAAGCAGATGATGTCATGGGCATCTTGGCTACCAAGCCTGAGAACATAGGCAAAGCAATCATAGTGTCTGACGACAAGGACATGAAGACTGTACCAGCCAAGATATATAGGCCGATGTCTGGTGAACGCCTCGACATCACAGAGGCCGAAGCTGACAGGTTCTTCCTTACACAATGTCTAACAGGCGATCCCACAGACGGATACCAAGGTCTCAAAGGCTTTGGACCAAAGACAGCAGAGAAGCTGTTGGGGTCACGGCCTGATTGGTCAATCGTTGAGAAAGCCTACATCAAGGCTGGCTTCACCAAACAAGATGCCCTCACCCAAGCAAGATTAGCTCGAATACTCCGCTGGTGTGACTGGGACTCTGAGAACAAGAAACCTATCCTATTTGGGAGCAAAGAGCATGTCCAAAAGACACGACCAGTACATGAAGGAAAAGCTCAAGGAGCTACAGCCGCCTGACATAATAAAACAACCAGAGCATTACGCTCAACATCCAATACAGCCCGTGGACTTCGTAATGTCTAACGGGCTTTCTTTTTGGGCAGGGAACGTAATCAAGTACATCTGCCGCGCAGGGACAAAGCTCTACGACAAGCAAGACTCTGTTCAATCCGAAATCACCGACATCAAAAAGGCGATCCGCTACTGCGAGATGCGTCTAAACCAGCTTGAAGGGAGAACTCCAAGTGCTGAATAACTTTCTACCAACAGACTACCAGACATTCATTTCCACCAGCCGTTACGCACGGTGGATTGAGGACAAGGGACGCAGGGAGACATGGGTTGAAACAGTGCAGCGTTATACTGACTACCTTTGTTCTAAAGACATCAACATCACCGAAGAGGACTGGGACGACATTGAAAACGCTATCCTCGAACTAGAAGTCATGCCGAGCATGAGAGCACTTATGACTGCTGGCAAGGCGGCTGACCGCGATAACACCTGCATCTATAACTGTTCATATGTTGCTGTGGATGATCCTCGCGCCTTCGATGAAGCAATGTTTATCTTGCTTTGCGGCACTGGCGTAGGCTTCTCAGTCGAGCGTCAGTCAATCAGCTTGCTGCCTGAGATAATGACCCTTCAAAGCTGCGACTCACGGTCAATAAAAGAAGATAATCCAACGATTATTGTTGAGGACTCTAAAGAAGGTTGGGCTAGAGGTTTACGCTCAGTCATAAGAAGCCTCTACGGAGGTATCATACCTGATTGGAACTTAGACAACATACGCCCTGCTGGTAGCCGCCTCAAGACATTCGGTGGTAGAGCCAGTGGACCAGAGCCGCTGAACGATCTGTTCAACTTCGTTGTAGCCAAGTTCAAAGGTGCAGAGAGACGTAAGCTCAACAGCATCGAGTGCCATGACATCATGTGTAAGATCGGTGAAGTCGTTGTTGTCGGTGGTGTCAGACGATCAGCCATGATCAGCTTGTCTAACCTCAGTGACACACGCATGGCACATGCTAAGTCAGGAAGCTGGTGGGAAAACGAACCACAGAGAGCCTTGGCTAACAACAGTGCTTGCTACACAGAGAAGCCTGACAGCGAGACTTTCTTGCGTGAGTGGCTGGCTTTGGTGGAGTCCAAGTCTGGTGAGCGTGGTATCTTCAGCCGTGTCGCAGCCGAAGCCCATGTAGCTAAGAACGGACGCCGTGAGACAGGCTACGAGTGGGGTACGAACCCATGCTCTGAGATCATCCTGAGAAGCAACCAGTTCTGTAATCTGACAGAGGTAGTCGTAAGAGAGACAGACGATCTTGCCTCACTCAAACGTAAGGTCAGGTTGGCAACTATCCTTGGTACAGCTCAAGCCACCTTCACACATATGCCGTACCTCAGACCTATCTGGACTGAGAACACAGAAGAAGAGCGTCTGCTGGGTGTGTCTC